AGAGAAACCCAAGCTTCATTCTTCTCCGTTGTGGGATCGTCAGCAATGAAAGCACCACTATCATCCCTAGCTCGTACCTTGTTGGAACTCTTCTTCTCAGCCATGCTCTTCTCCTATCTGCCTATAAGGTTCTTCACTAATCGAACTTTATGCCCACCCATATCTATCATAGGATTACCAGCCATATTGCCACCGCCACCACGCCCAGCTTTGGTAGCACCCTTGCTCTTTCTACCAGTAGAGGCATTTCTATTCTGCCCTGTTTCTCCCGTAACCTTGTTGGTAGCGCCGCCGCGATTGCTGTTCTTGTCAGCCTTTATGCTCTGTAGGTAACCTCTTAAAAGAGTTTTGACCTGACGAATGACAGACTTCTTTTCTTTAATATCGTCTTTCTTCGTAGAAGGTTGAGGGCCATCATCACCAAAGGTTACAGTAGGAGTCTTGCCGCTACCGCTTAACTTACTAATAGCTTTTTGCTCACTAACAATTACGCTCTTGAGAAACTTAATAGCCCTCTTGGGATTGTCTGCGTATTTCTTAGAAGACAGGTCTTCCCTTATTGCGTCCATCGGTTCCATGACATTCTCCTTTGATCGAACCCTATACTAGAAAAAATATAACTGGCAAACCTTTTTCCAGAATAATGCGAGTGGTGGACTATTACAGTAACTATGGCGGGTACTTTTTACCCCACCCCCCTGTTGCAACAGAATCAACCTAAGTCAATACTGACACGAATGTCACCAGCTACTTGCACTTGAGAGCGATCTATAGGCTTATACCCTGCTCTATCTAACAGATCCTTGCTAGCTTCTAGCTGAACGTACTCAGACTTAGCACCTGTGGCTAGTCTACGGACTGTTCCAGCAGCCAATGTAGCACTCAGTCCGAACTCCTCGTTCATTCTCTGCATCATGTATTGCTGCACATGTGCTAACTTTAAAGCTTTGCTTGCAGTCACTCTTCCGGATTCGCCAGCTGCATATCCAGCCATCTCTGCGGCCTTACCTATGGTACATCCATTTGCTACGAGTGTGTCAATCAACGCTGTTTGTTTGTCGGTTAATTTACGCATTTTACTTACTTGATTCATTGCATATCTCTCATATATCCCATTGCTTGCCCCCCTCACCCTCTCTCCCCCCAGATAGCATGATCTGACACTTGCTTGTCAATACATGACGTTACGTCACACTGTCAAAAGAGGTATCATACTACCCCGTCAGGCTATTGACAGACTATAACCATACTACACCAAATGACTGCCAACTTCACTTAGCTGCGTTTACTTATGTCATTCTCTATGACTCCTTGATCAAGTGAACCACCCACTCGTCTTGCCTGCATATCACCCGCATCCAAAAGTTCGCAAGGCGGCCAAGAGGCCGTTCCTCCTTGCTAACTTCAAGCGCCCAGAGGGCATTGGCTGGGGTGCTACTGGTCTTCACCGAGAGGGCGGTTCCCTCGATTTGATAAGGAGTCCTAGAGATGACAACGATAAGTAAACTTGCAAAGATGAAGTTGGAAGTAATTAACTTCCATACTACAGACAAACCGTCAGCTGACGGCCCAGTAGTCAACGACAACTTTCTAAAAGGTTTAGGTCGTGACGCCTGCTACACATCAAGCAACAGCTTGACGTTCAAGAAGAAGCAGCTTGCTGATTCACTCGCAGAATACGATCAAGCGTTTGCAGACAAGAACAGCTACGCCATCGAACGCACCGAGCGTTGGATCAACACTCTGATGCCAGAACTAGAAGAGCTTCAAGCTCGTCACGATGCAGACTGTCAAGTCTACACCGTTCTTACTGGCGGCGAAGCTTGGACAGCTAAGAAGAAGCCATCCACTAACGTCAAGGCAGCTAACTTCAGCGCACTCAGAAAGATGGTATCGTAAGATACCTCAAAGAGAGAGCTTCGGCTCTCTCTTCTACTTGTTAGTTTAACAAGGAGCTTCGGCTCTTTCTTTAACTAAGGAGGTTAACATGGACTACGAAGACATCATCATACTTGCTGGCTGGGTCATGCTTTGTCTAGCAGCAATAGGTCTGCTTGTTCTCGGATACATTGGCTAATTAAAACGAAACCAAAAAGGAAATCAAAATGAAACCAGAAATAGAATATGATTCTCAAATGCTAATAGATATGGCAGAGAAAATCATCAATGAGCTATCGTTCATGCTCATACCTTCGCAACGAAATGAAATGGTAGTTGCTTTAACAGTTGCATACAAACACGGCAAAGCTGCTGGCATACAAGAAGCAATCGAACTCATTCGTGACGCAACGTAACTTTCAATGTGACGTAACGTAACTTAATCCATGACGCTACGTCACACCCATTGCATTGATACTTTAAATAAAGTTTTATTAACTAAAACAGGAGAGAACTATGACAATCAAAGAGTTAATCTTGCATGGCGTTACATCAATAGAGCCAAAGCTAACCAACTCAGGTAAGCTTCTTAAGTATGGCAACGCAGCATGGAATAGCAGACGCATACGATTCGAGATGAGTGATGGCACTAGCTTTACTGTCATTGCATTTGCAGATCACGAAACAGATTTAAAACTAAACATAGAAATCCCAAAAGCATTAAAAGGAGAGAACTAATGCTAGACTTCCAATCAAATGATTACAATTTCCCTATCGATACACAGCCTGTGTTTACACAGGACGGTGAGGTCATACCAGATCACAAATGCATCATACGCACAGACACAGGCAAAGCGATGGGCTTACACGGCTCACGTTACAAAGCTATACCGCATGACGATGTAGTTAACTCTATCTTAGATAGCGTCAAAGCATCTGACCTGTCTTCAGATTACGATCTAACAGTAGACGTAATGGAAGATGGCCGTAAGCTTAGAGGTGAGATCTTATTTAAAGATCTTGTCCAAGAACCAGCAGTCGGTGACTACGTTCAGTTCAGAGTCAGCTTCTTTAATAGCTACGATGGTTCATGGTCTTTTTCTCAGCGAGCCAATGGTCTTAGACTATGGTGTCTCAATGGCTGCACAACAGCAGATACTATAGCTAACTCTAGGTTCAAGCATACAGCATCACTCAATGTAGATGGCAGCGCAGCTAAGATCATCACAGGTGCAGAGATGTTCATGAATAAAGCAGAAGAGTGGCAACACTTTATGAAGGTACGCATTAACAGCGACCAAGTAGAGCAGTTCTTTCGCTCGACTATCTGCAAGGTCACAACCAAGCAGAAGCAAGTCACCAAGACAAACGAGAAACAACTAGAGAATCTTATCTCAGGTTGGCAAGAAGAAAGCGCAACGCTAGGCCACAACAAATGGGCCTTGTACAACTGCCTCACATCATGGGCCACACACACACAGGATTTACGTGCGCCAGAGGTAGCAAGATACAATCGTGAGGCTATGATTAGCTCCGCTATGAATCACAACTTATGGAACACAATGAACACGGAGAATGTGTTATGATACAAACAGTAATCACAACAGATAATGTTGCAGATATAATTGCTAAGTATGTGCCTTGGCCTCAACAGCTAGAAAAAGTAGCAGACGAGCTTGAGAAACTTAATCCAAGGTTTAACCGCAAGCGTTTCGTTGCTCTTGGTACAGCAGCTTGGGAAAGAGCAGCGCAAATACCAGAGGAGATTGACGATGAGATACCGTACTAATGGATAAAGTAGAGTGTAAAGAGTGCGATGGTAACGGGTACATAACTTGGAACGTACCCGTTCCTCACAATGTCGGTATAGATATAGGATATATTGACACCGATACCATTGAGTGTGCTGAATGTGCAGGCAGAGGATGGATACCACCGCACCTAGTTGTTGACACTGAGGATTAGATTGCTGCATTAGTGCAGTATGAAATCGTATTTACAACAGTTACAAGATCAAGCCAAAGAATATAATGTTTCTTTATTTAAAGCGTTTGGTTATGCAAAGCTCCCTTCATCAACTTACTATAGGACAGTGAAGGGACAAACTGAAATGCGATATGAAACTGCCCTTAAGGTGCATCATGTCATTGAAAGATTACACCTACTTCAGCAAGCCCGTGACGATCCCAAAAGATTACGAGGTCATGGTACAGATGCTAATAGACGCAAGGTTTTCCCAAAGTTTAAGCCAAGAATCGTTAGCTCATAAGATAGGCTGCACTACATCCATCGTTCACAAGTGGGAAACTCACAAGAGAATACCATCAGGCTTTCTATTGTTCTGTTGGTTGGAGGCATTAGGATATGAACTCAAGGTCACACCTAGGTAAGATTGCTACATGTATAAGCTGTAAAGAAAAGTCACACTATTATGTAGCGGTACTTAAGAATTATGGAGGATCAACTACACCTCACTGGTATGTGTGTTTGAACTGCTATGATAATGATAACTGGCAACAAGCTGTTGACCAGAAGGGATACAAGAAAAGTATCCAACCACCAAAGCCAAAGACTTACAAACGCAAACAGTCCAAGGCTGCAATAGATAAAGCATGGGATACGATATGATAATCTACGGTATAGACCCGGGGTTTACTGGTGCTGTTAGCATATATGACAGTCAAAAAAACAAGCTCGAGTGCTACGACATACCAACATACAAAAGCCCAAAGGGTAAAACTTTAATTAATCTTCACGCACTGCTCGACATACTTACTTACTCAGATGATGATTCATCTATGGCAGTGATAGAACGTGTGAACGCTATGCCTAATCAAGGTGTAAGCAGCACGTTTAGATTTGGTCAAGGCTACGGCCAAATAGAAATGGGCCTTGCAGCGTGTAAGCTGGCTGTCCATTACGTTAGCCCCGCAGTGTGGAAGAAACACTTCGGATTAAACAGAGACAAAGGCGTCAGTCGTGGGCTTGTGACGCAACGTCTTCCACAATACGCCCACTTATTCGCTAGAGTAAAAGATGATGGACGAGCAGAAGCTACACTGATTGCTCTCTATGCAGCAGAAAAACTTATCTAAGGAGAGAACTATGATTACCCAAACAAAACAAATTAAAGAACACTTGAACAAAGGCTATCGCATCACAGCAATAGATGCGCTGCAAAACTTTAGTTGCTTTAGACTGGCCGCAAGGATCAACGACCTAAAGCAAGAGGGCTACAATGTAGATAAAGTTATGGTTGAGACTGAATCAGGTGCGCGTGTTGCACAGTATTATAATCCATCAACAGTGAGAGGCTAAGATGTACAAACCAAAAAGTATTGGCAGTCTTACTAGCGGTCAGGTGTGGGATGCTCATGTTGCCAAGGCAGCAAGCTCACCTATCCATGCCCGTGAGTACAAGAAATCTAACTATGT